ATACTTATTAGAGAGAGAACTGGAGTACAAACTCAATACATAACCAAAGTAATTGGAAAATTAAAATACTTATATAAAGAGTTATATATTGATTATTTAAATGGTGGTTTAGTAAGTCTAAACCATAGAATTGAGGAATTCAATGACCAAAGACGATGAAATATTCAAAGGTAAGTCCTTCGCAGATTTGATGGGTGACATATACTCAAATCAAAAAAAGAAAGACCGACAAATAAAACTACTGATTGCACAACTTGATCCAATGGTCAAGAATCTAAATGATGCATCGGTAGTTGTGCCTTTAATAAAAGAATATCTTGACATCTCAGTTAGAAACGATGATGCATTAGTAAAACTTGCAGCTATCGTACAGAGAATGATGAAGGATAATAACTCAGCCGAAGATGGTGGGTTCTTATTATCAGAAGACGAAAAGCGTCAACTAATGGACGCTATAGATGAAGTTGAAAAAGACTTACCAACTGAAGAGGGAGATGAGTAATGGTTGCTACTGTAAAGGAAGTTATACTTACTGATAATGATTCTGAATTATTACACTCAATCCTTTGTGAACAAAACAATGCTGTAAATTCGTTTTCAGATATTGTTGCGTTTCCAATAGATACTAATATTCAACGAGTGCCTGTTGTAGGTGAACTCGTTTATATATTTAAAGAACCAGGACCTGACGCATCAGCATTAGGTAGAAGTTCAAGGTTCTACTACACAACATCAGTATCATTACAGAAAAATATAAATCACAACGCACTACCCAAATCATCAGTTGGTATGGAACATGGTGCTAGTAGTGGTGGATACGCAGCAGCAGCTGCAGGAAATCCTTCTGGTGGTGCTTCTAAAGAATTTAAGTTTGATTTTGGTTTCGAAGAAGTAGCAGACCTATCTCAATTACAACCATTTAGTGGTGACATATTAATAGAAGGTAGATTCGGTCAATCAATACGACAAGGATATACACCATCTGGCGCACAAACATCATTAGACCCAACATGGAATGGGCCAGCTACAAACCCAATAACAATTATACGAAACACTCAAAATACAAGTGGGTGGAATTCATATGTTATTGAAGATGTAAATGATGATGATACTTCCATTTGGTTAACATCTGGACATCAAATACCACTATCATCAGCACATGATGTTATGGGAGCTAGAGGTATTACACCAACCGAAGTTTATACAGGCAATCAAATTATAGGTAATAGTGATAGAATTGTACTAAATGCTAAAACCGATAGTGTTGCTATAATCGGTAAAGGTGATGTTAACATATCCACACCAGTATGGAAAGCTGCTATGGATAATATNNAATATGTTTACCCAAATAGAGGAAATTAAAAACGAGTTGAATGAGTTAACAGCAGCAGTTAGTGGATTTGCAGGTAAAGCCATTTCTAATAGTGTAACCGATGACCGAGGTCACACGGGTGTGAACATCCCAGTATCATCAGGTGGTTCTAAACTAAAAGCAGATACAGCGGCAATTACAGCAAGAATTGCTAAAATAACAACTGAATTGAACTTAATGAAACAATAAAATATATTTAAACTATTTATTATTATGGATACGAATAAATTTGTAAAAGCAATACAATTATTAATCAAAGAAGAGGTTAAAAAAGAAGTAGCTAAACAAAAGAAAGCTATTAAAGAATCTCTTCTAAAGGAATTGAACACTTCAAAGCAAAGTGTATCAAATAAATTACCTAATGAAGCAAGAGGGGTTACTCCACCTAAGAAAGAAGTATTTAAAGATAATAAGTTTTCTGACTTATTAAATGAAACGGCTGGTGATGGTGCTTGGAGAAACATGGAAGGAACTCCTAACGGAGTCTTTGGTGCTAATATGGCACAGACCTTTATGGGTGGTGGTAGTGTAGACACTCAAATGATTCCTCAAATGGATTCTGATGGTAGAGCGGTAGATATGAGTAAAGTAGTAGATTCGGGAGTGGCTAAAGCACTAACACGAGATTACTCAGGTCTAATGAAAGCAATTGATAAAAAGAAAAGTGGGATGTTGTAATGGCAAGAGCTAGAGTAACAAAAAAAATAAATCCATTAGATTTAGAAAAGAACGTTGCTATTGGAATACCATTTCCATTAGGGGGTACTCCAATATTCACTAGCACATTTACAACACAAGACCAAGCTATGTCTAATTTAAAAAATCTATTATTAACACGAAAGGGAGAAAGACCACTACAACCATTATTTGGAACTGACATTCCATCGTTATTATTTGAAAATATAACACAAGAGTTATTAGATGAATTAAAATCAGGTGTAGCAAGAGATATTAAATTCTGGTTACCATATATTAATATGAAAGAGATTATAGTAGAAAATTTAGCTGATGAGAATCGAGTTAATATATCTTTTTCATTTTCAATAGGAGAAACTGGAGCAAATCAGATAATTATTTTAGAAGTAGATAACCAAGGTGGTCTAGCGATAGCATAGGGTAATAGGATATGGCAGATAAGATTAAAAAGGACGTTAGTTTAATAGGTAGAGATTTTGGAGCTATAAGAAATAATCTTATAGACTTTACTAAAAACTATTTCCCTCAAACATATAATGACTTCAATGAAGCTTCTCCTGGTATGATGATGATGGAAATCGCATCATATGTTGGTGATGTACTTTCGTATTATACTGATGTTCAGTTAAGAGAATCATTATTAGAACAAGCACAAGAAAAGAAAAATGTATTTGCAATCGCACAAGCGATGGGATACAAGCCAAAGTTAAATGTACCAGCTACAACCAAAATGAGTATATACCAATTAGTACCAGCCAAAGGTACGGGTAACAATGTAGCTCCTGATTATAGATACGCACTAACATTAAAAGAAGGTGCTACTGTAGTAGCTGATTCTGATAGTGAAATTGAGTTCTCTACAAATCAAAAAGTTAGATTTAATTATTCATCTTCATTTGACCCAACTGAAGTTTCTGTTTATCAAATCGATGATAACACAAATTTACCTGTAAAATATCTTTTGAAAAAATATGTTCAAGCTACAAGTGGTAAAGAAAAAACATTAGAATATGATTTTGGGTCACCAAAGATATACGACAAGATACGATTAAAAGATGAAGCTGGGTTAATCGATGTAATCAAAATTGTAGACTCTGAAGGTGATGAGTGGACTAAGGTGGATTACCTTGGACAAGATACAGTATTTGAGGAAACTCCAAATACATCTGAATACTCACTAAAACACTCAGCATTCTCAAGTGATACTCCAGCTTTATTAAAACTTAAAAAAGTTCCTAAGAGATATATAACTCGTATTAGTGATGAGGGTGAAATCATAATTCAATTTGGAGCAGGTATATCTGCTAATGCTGACGAAGAGTTATTACCAAATCCTGATAACGTTGGTTCAGCACTATACAACTCAACTGGTAACTTAAATCAAGGACTTGACCCATCAAACTTTTTGTATTCAAAAACATATGGGGTCGCACCATCGAACACTACCTTAAGTGTAACTTATAGAATAAGTAAGGGTGTTGTTGATAATGTAGTAGCACAAGACTTAACTAAAATAGCAGAAGTTCAAATTGAAACTTCCCAATTAGGTTTAGATGCAGATTTATTTGAAGAAGCTAGACAATCACTTGCTATCACAAACGAAACTCCAGCAGTGGGTGGTAAGTTTGAAGAAACAATAGAAGAAGTTAGAGAAAATGCTAAAGCGTATTTTGCGGCACAATCACGTTCGGTGACGAGAGAAGATTACTTAGTAAGAGCGTACGCTATGCCACCTCAATTCGGTTCTATATCAAAAGCATATGTAGCTCCTGATTTTCAAATAGAAACCTTATTAGATGATGGTCAGCCAGAGGAAAGAACAGCAAATCCATTAGCTATTAATTTTTATGTATTAGGATATGATAACGATAAAAAATTATCTATAATAAATAATGCTACTAAAACAAACCTTTTAAATTACATTTCGTATTATAGAATTTTAACAGATGCAATCAATATCAAAAATGGATACATTGTAAACATAGGTATTGATTTTGAAATCGTAGTAAAACCAAACTTTAATTCTAACGAAGTGTTGCTAAGCTGTATTCAAAAACTAAAAGATTATTTCTCAGTAGACAAACGTCAAATCAACCAACCAATTTTACTATCTGACTTATATGTAATGTTAGATGAGGTAGATGGTGTACAAAGTGTTGTTAGACCAGACGCTGCTGGTAATGGTGGTTTACAAATTGTAAACAAAGAAGGTGGTCAATATTCACCAAGAAAGTATAAC